AGGCAACGTGGTCGCGCTGTCGGATGATCTGTTTGCGGCAGTGCAAGGCGCACCGGCTACGTTCAACCTGACCGCTGCTCAGGGCGCCACCATCACGTTGCCCAACGGCGAGGTAGTCACCAAAGCATTTCGCGGCATTGCCGTGGATCAGGCGGAGCGGTTCTCGCAAGTCGTGCGGCAAGGGTTGCTGACCGGCGAGCCGACACCTGCCATTGCTAAGCGCCTGATCGGCAGCCTGCAGTTTGGCGAGGAGGCCAAGACCGTTAAGCAACTCATCGCTGCAGGCGGGCAGGCAACAGCAGTGGCGGACAATCAGGTCATTACGTTAGTCCGCACCAGCATCAATCAGGTGGCCAACACCGCCAGTCAGCAGGTCTATGAGGCGAATCAGGACATTACGCCGCGTTACAGGTACGTCGCCACGCTTGATACCCGCACCAGCGCGATCTGTCGGGCGCTTGATGGCCGTGAGTTTGAATACGGCAAAGGACCAACGCCGCCGCAGCATTTCAATTGCCGCAGCACCACCGTGCCGGTCATTGATTACAAAGAACTAGGGTTCACGCCACCACCAGCAGGCACCCGCGCCAGTGCCGATGGGCAGGTGCCAGTCAACGAATCCTATGGCCAGTGGCTAGCTAAACAACCGCTACCGGTCAAGGCAAAAGCGCTTGGTGCCAACAAGGTTGCCTATTTTGACAAGCTGTCAGCCAAGTACGGACCTAAGGACGCTATTGCCAAGCTGGTCCGTGACGATGGGTCAGAGCTAACCTTGGATCAACTACGGGCTCGATACGGTGCCATTAAAGAAAGGTAGCTCCCAAAAGACCATCTCGGCCAATATCAAGGCTGAAATGAAGTCCGGCAAACCGCAAAAGCAGGCCATCGCCATTGCCCTGTCCAAAGCTGGCAAATCTCGCAAACCCAAAGGTAAAAAGTAATGGCTAAGAAACCTGGACTTTACGCCAACATCCACGCCAAGCGCGAGCGGATTGAGGCTGGCAGCAAAGAGCGAATGGCACGCAAGGGTAAAAAAGGTCGCCCCAGTGCTGCTGCATTTAAGGCTGCAGCCAAGACCGCTAAGAAACCCAAGAAATGATCACCTACCGCGGCGAGCAGTTTGAGGGTTACAACAAACCCAAACGTACGCCAAACCATCCGACCAAATCGCATGCGGTGCTAGCCAAAGAAGGCGAGACCGTCAAGCTGATCCGATTTGGGCAGCAAGGCGTTAGCGGTAGCCCAGCGCGCAAAGGTGAATCAGACGCGGACAAAGCTAGGCGTGCATCATTCAAGGCAAGACATGCGAGTAACATTGCTCGCGGGAAGATGTCCCCAGCGTTTTGGGCGGACAAGGTGAAGTGGTAGCCGCTTCCTGCCGGTGAATCCAGTCCTTTAACTCTGAAACGTACCACCGCAAGTCTTGCGCTTTTGCCGCATGCCAGCCGTTGCCGGTGCTGCGGTACAGGTGCTCGTGGCGATCTACCGCTTCAAGGCATGCCTTAATTAGCGGATTCCACGGCTCACGGATTGGTGTATCCCATTCACGCTTTGACACGATCACCACGCGCCATTACGATGGCAGTGTAATTAAGCCTGCGGCTTATCCATGTCCGATGAAACACAAACCCAGGAGCCTGCGGCTACCTGGGGTGACAATACCGACGCACTGCAACGCAGCGTTGAGGCATTAGAGCGCAAAAACAAAGAGCTGATTGCAGAATTGCGCGCTGCCAAAAAGGCGCCAGCGTTGCCTGATGGGGTTGATGTCAATGAGCTATTGGAGTTCAAGCGCAACCACGAACAGCAGCAGCTTGAGTCGCAAGGTAAGTATCAAGAGGCGCGACAAGCTCTGGAGCAGCAGTTCCGTGAGGCGACGGCGGAAAAGGACCAGCGCATTGCAACACTTGAGGCCCGCGTGCGCGAATTGGAATTGGTCACGCCAGCAGTGACCGCATTGGCGGACATCGTCCACGATCCAGACCTGGTGCTGAAAACCAAGCTCAGCGCCGATCAGATCGAGCGTGATCCTGACGGCACAGTCGTGGTAGTCGATGGCTATCAACGCACACCTGTTGGCGAATGGGCCAAGACGCTGCCGGCATGGATGCAAAAGCAACCCAAACCCCAAGGTAGTGGTGCACCATCAGCCGGTGCTAGCACTGGCGGCATTCCGGCAGGCATGGCAAACCCATTCAGCCGTGATAGCTTCAATCTGACCGAGCAAGCACGACTGTTCCGTACTGATCGTGATTTGTACGATCGCATGAAAGCAACAGCTAACCGTTAGTATTTGAGCGTCTGCTCGTGATGGCTGCGCCACACAGAGCCTGGGGCTGCGCCCACACCGTAAACCATTCCCCCGAGATGAATCATGGCGACTCTTCGCTCTGACATCATCATCCCAGAGGTTTTTACGCCTTACGTCATTGAGCAAACCACGCAGCGTGATGCCTTCCTGGCTTCCGGTGTGGTCCAGCCCATGGCGGAGCTGAATGCAACTGAGGGTGGTGATTTTATCAACGTCCCCTTCTGGAAAGCCAACCTGACCGGTGACTTCGAGGTGCTGACTGACAGCACTTCGCTGACGCCTGGCAAGATCACTGCTGACAAGCAAGTCGGCGTTATCCTGCATCGTGGCCGCGCCTTTGAGTCCCGTGACCTTGCAGCCCTTGCTGCTGGCGCTGACCCGATGGCTGCCATCGGCGCCAAGATCGCTGATTACGTTGCCAACCAGCGCCAAAAGGACCTTTTGTCCTGCCTCGGCGGTGTGTTCGGCAGCCTGGGTTCTACCTCCAGTTCTGCTGCTTTCTTTGGCCTGACCATTGACGGCGAGTCTGGTGATACCCCCACCACGCTGAGCCCCCGTCACGTTGCCGAAGCCCGCAGCCTGCTGGGTGATCAAGGCGACAAGCTGGCCGCTGTTGCCATGCACTCCAAGGTCTATTACGACCTGGTTGAGCGCAAGGCGATTGATTATGTGACCGAGACAGACGCACGTCTGACCTCTAGCGTCACTGACTTCGTCGGCGGCAGCATTGCTGGCGCTTATGGACCCGTTAGCGTGCCGACCTACATGGGTCTGCGCGTGATCGTGTCTGACGATGTGCAGACCGACGGCAGCGGCAGCTCGACTGAGTACGCCACCTACTTCTTCACCCAGGGTGCTGTTGCTTCCGGCGAACAGCTGGCAATGCAGACCGAAACCGATCGTGACATCCTCGCCAAGAGCGATGCCATGTCGATCGACCTGCACTATTGCTACCACCCCGTTGGTGCCAAGTGGGGCGTGACTACCGTCAACCCGACCCGCGCTCAGCTCGAGACGGTTGGCAACTGGTCGAAGGTGTACGAGCTGAAGAACCTCGGCATCGTGCGCGCCACCAACACCTCTAACTTCGATTGAGGTAACTAACCATGGCACAACCTTCCCAGTTTGAACTGTCTACAGAGCAGTATCTTGAAGCCACTTTTTACGGGGCATCCTCGATTGCCGACGTGCAATTCTGGACTGCTCCCGTTAAGTGTGAAGTGGTGGCAGTGCGTGAAGTTCACGCAACTGCCGGTAGCGATGGCAGCGCCGTAACCGGCACCGTCCGTCGTTGCCAAGGCACTGAAGCCGCCACCGCTGGCGATGACCTGCTGAGCGCCAGCATCAACTTCAAAGGCACTGCTCTCACCGAGCAGACTCCTGCCTTGACCACGACTGCTGCTGACCTCGTTCTTGAGGTTGGCAACCGGCTGTCGCTGGACGTGACAGGTACCACCACCGCCTTGGCTGGTGTGATCCTGACCGTGCTGCTTAAGCGCGTCTGATGGGGCTGTTCGCTTTCCGGCGACTGCGTGAAGCCGAGGCTGCCTCTTCGGAGGTGGCCTCTCTTTCTATGCCAGAGCCTAAACTAGACATACCGGAGGTGCCCACGGATGCCAATAGCAATCGACGCAACAGTGGGCGGCGCAAACGCCAACAGCTACCTGACGCTAGCAGCAGCGCAAGCGATCATTGACGGCTTTGTGCAGGATGCTGATGTCACAGCATGGGCATCGGCTACCACTGACCAAAAGAACCGGGCACTCTTTACCGCGACGCAACGGCTAGACCGCGAGCGGTTCCTTGGCGCACGGGCGACCGATACGCAGGCGCTGCAGTGGCCGCGTACTGGCGTGCGCAAGCCTGACACTTACATCAACACCTATGCGGTTGGATTCCCGTTTCGCATTACTACTGATTATTTCACTGATACCGAAATTCCAACGCAAATTCAGTACGCGCAAACCGTGCTAGCGGTATTCCTCCATAACAACACCGACGCGCTTGGGCTTAGCGGATTGGAGGATTACAAGAATGTCAAGATCGGCAGCCTTGACGTGACGCCTAATCTTGGCTATGGCGCCGTTGGCGCTGATAAGGTGCCACCGCTGATGGAGCGTTACCTGACAGGGCTTAGAATAAGTGGACCTGGTAACGTTGCAATTCGCCGGAGCTAATCATGCCTGATCTTATTTCTCCTGCCGGCGGTGACATTGGCCTACAGCGTAGGTCTGACGGCAGTTATGCAAGCCTTGTGGCAGGCGGCGCCTACCGCACTACTGCCACTATTACCCGTCCATCTAACACCACCGCCTACACCGCTGGGGACGTGGTTGGGGACACAGGGGGTTCTGCCATCATCACCCTGGCCAACGCGGGCCCAAGTGGGGGCTTTGTGCTAATCCAGAGCCTGTCGTTGGTGCTTAGCGACAGCACGGTGCCCAGCGGCATGGGCGCGTTCCGGGTTCACTTGTACTCCGCCAGCCCTACCGCCATCGCGGACAACGCCCCCTTTGACCTGGTCAGTGGTGAGCGGGCCAGCTACTTGGGCTTTGTTGACCTGGCAACGCCTAGCGACTTCGGTAGCACCCTTTACACGCAAACCGACTACCCCGGCAGGCTCATCAAGCTGGGCACTGCCAGCACGACGCTGTTCGCTGAGCTTGAAACCCGTGGCGCCTACACCCCGGTAAGTGCCAGCACGGTAAGCGTCCGCGTGAACCTACTGGAGGCTGGCTTGTGAGTCGGCTGCTCGTTGCTCAGCGGGCGCTAACGGTCCCTGGCTGGGCTAAGGATGCGCTGTGGCGCCGCGCTCAGGCAGTGCCATCACTTGACCTGCGCTTTGCTGAGAATAAAAGCCTGACGGATGCCGTCACGGGGCAGTCGCTCATCACCTTCACCCGCGCCAGCAGCGCGACCTACATCGACAGCGCGGGAACGCTGCAGACGGCGGCTGTGGATGTGCCCCGCTTTGACCACAACCCCACGACTGGCGAAAGCCTTGGCCTGCTGGTGGAGGAGCAGAGGACCAACAGCATCCGCAACAACACGATGGTGGGTGCGGTTGCTGGAACGCCGGGGACAATTCCGACGAATTGGGATATTGCTATTACTGGCTCAGGTATAACACGAGAGATTGTAGGAGTTGGCATTGAAGATGGAATTACCTATATTGACATTAGATACTTTGGAACGGGAAGCGGCAGCGTAATACCTCAAATTCGGCCAGAAACAACTACACAGATTGTTGCCGCAGTGGGGCAGGCTTGGACCGCAAGTTATTACTTAAAAGTCGCAGCCGGGTCTACTGCGGGTGCGTTTGGTTTTTCGCAAATTTGGCAGGAAAGAGACGCAGTTGGAGTCGCTTTAAACACTGTTACTGTTGCTATTCCTGAGCCAACTACGGCAGCACTTGGAACTCAGCGCAATGTTCTAACGAGAACACTGACTAACGCTGGGACTGCCAGGCTGACCAATCGACTTCAATTTTCTTTCACAGATGGAGTGGCCATCGACATCACCCTCCGCATCGGCCTGCCCCAGCTAGAGCAGGGCGCATTTGCTACGAGCGTCATCCCCACCACAACCGCCACGGTCACCCGCAGTGCAGACGTGCCCAGCATCACGGGGGCGAACTTTGGGACGACTAGGACGAACCTGTTGTTGCGGAGTGAGGAGTTTGATAATGCGAGCTGGACAAAATCGAATACAACAATTACGGCAAACTCTGAAATTGCGCCTAACGGAACTCTTGCCGCAGACACGTTAACCGATACTAATTCCGCTGGAGATGCGTTTACTCGTCAAACAGTGGCCTCCCCTGTTTCAGGCGCGACTTACGTGGCTTCTGTTTACCTGAAACAAGGCAATACTGCGACCACGCGAGTATCTATTGACTACACAGGCGCAACTGCCGTGAATCAAGATGCAACGGTGACGTGGTCTACCAACACAACCAGCTTTGGCACATTACAAAATATAGGCGGCGGCTGGTATCGTCTTTCTTTTTCCCGGGCCAACAATACGTCTGGCAATACTAATGTGCTTGTTACGATTCGAGCCAGTGGAGACCCTAGTGGTGTAGAAACGGGATTTGTTTACGTCTGGGGAGCCCAACTAGAAGTAGGCTCTGCTGTAACGCCATATATTCCTACAACAACCGCTGCTGTTAGCGTGTTCGAGAGCTCCTGGTATCGGCAGGATGAGGGGACGGTGTTGGTGGAGACTCGGCTTCAGTCCACAGTCGCAAGAAATGCTGCTGGTATTGATTTGAATGATAACTCAACAAATAACAGATTAATCTTTCGGGCGTTTACGACTGGCTCATTTGATCAATACATAGCTCGCTCGGGAGGCTCTACGGTTGCAACAATCGCGAGCGCAAACATTCCCTCTCTTCTTCTAAGGAAAAGTGCCATTGCTTATAGGGTCGATGATTTTGCACTAACTGCCGAAGGGTTGGCCCCCAATACTGATACATCAGGTGCTGTTCCAGTAGGAGTTAATCAGGCGTTTATTGGGTCTGCATTATCAGGAACTGAGTTTTTAGGGGGACACATCCGCCGCCTCTGCTATTGGAACCAGCGCCTCCCGAACTCCACTTTGGAGGCAATCACCCGATGACGCACTACCTG